ATGATAATCAGCAATCCACTCGGCAAATTTAATTTCCAGCATCATAGGTATCGTAAACTTGGTGAATATCATTAACCATCCTTTGCCATTCCTTTGGGTTACAGGTACAAGGGCGGTAAAATTTACGGGTATTAAATAGTTTATTCCAAAGTTGTGCCACCAAATCCGCTTCTTCTTTTGAAAGTGTATCAGTAGTTGAAGCCCGTAATTCACCCCAACGCTGGTATTCGGTTTCGGTCATACACTCCTTGGGTTGTCTGCCGATAGGAAATAACTTATTTAGTTTGGCTTTTCGTTCCTCACATCCGCAATCCTCACCCAACACAAATTTGGCAACCTTATCAATCCCAGTTGCTTTCGTTACTATCTCGACTGCATCCCCCAAGCCTTGCAACCTCTTCCGTGGAGATTTTTTGTTCGCAATATTCATAATATTTATCCTTTGTTTTTTGTTTAATGATGTTTTTACTGACCTGTAATCGGTTAAAAATGGAGTGCAATGGTATACCTGTGCGGCTTTCAATCTCACGCATACTGAACCCATAGACAAAATATAGTTCCAACAACATTTGGTCATAATCTCCCATCTCATCAATGGTTGACTTTACGCACGACATCAAGTCCTCAAATGCGTATTCGCATTCTTGTATCGGTTCTACTGGGTTAAACTGCTGCTCATCGTACACCTCACGTTTCTTTTGCCTGAAAGCATCAATAACCTTTGATTGCAGAATCTTAAAAATGTACATTGTGTTCACTTGTCCGTGGTATTCAAACCTATTCAGGCTGCCTTCGGCTTCGTTTATCTCACACAATTTCAGATACATTTCTTGCACGGCATCTTCGGGGTGGTCAGAGCCGAGATAATTTGCCATTTTTATCCATTCACGGTGTCTTGATGCTATCATCATAATAGTGACCACTTTTCAAATTTACAAAATAGAAAGGTATTTTGTTATGATTTCTTGAAATTCATCAAAATTTCTACACACTTGATAATCATAACCCCTTTGTTTTGCCTTGCGTTCAAATTCTTTTTGGTAGGGGCTTTGTTTCCCTTTTTCGGTTTTTACCTCTATATATAAACCGTGGTAATCTTTGTTGGGTTGCATCAAAAAAAGGTCAGCAACACCAGCTAACACCCCCTCGGCTTTCATTATTGCTGCGGTAATTACCGACCTTTTTCCCCCGTTAGGGATGGCATACAAAACGTGTTCAGGGTATTTCAGCCTAAACCACTTGATTAAATTAATTTGTAGTTGGCTTTCGGTGAAATATGGCATTGCAATATTCCTTTTCAACGGCTTTTAAATCCCCATAAAAATCAACTATAACGGTTTTTTCTCCAACCTCATCAATTATTCCGTATTGGGTTTTAGTTGCATTAGGTGGGTGATACCCTACCTCTTGACCTTTGCGGAGGTAGTATTCTTTCCATTTATCAATTTTAGCCATTGGGTGCATCCTCCATCGTTAAACCTCCAAATCTTTCAAACCATCCGTTCTTTTTACCTTGCCTTACCCAAGCGTGATACTTGTCGTGAGCAATCATTTTGCTGCGTTGCTTTTGCATATCTTCGCTGGGTTCGTACGTCCAAAGTGTGAAATACCTTTTACCTCCTTTGATTCTCCCGTTTTTGTAAATAACCCCTTTTGCTTCCAGTTGGGAAAGTGCAGAGGTCAAAGTTTGATGGGCAATGTGCTGCCTTAATTCTTCGGTGGTTCGTGAACGATCCTGTAATAATTTCACCAATAATTGCTTGTTGGTTTTCGGTGCGTTATCTTCCGACTTCGCCCTACTTTTGAAAATGTTTAACATAATTTATCTGATTTAGTAGTTTGTTTTCAAATATGTAAATTTTTGGGTATAATAACCAATCTTCAACTAATTTAACTGAATGAATAATAGATGAATGGTGACGCTTTAAAACCTTCCCACATTCGTTGTATGGTAGCCCTAACCCCATTCGTAGGTAATGCCCCAACAACTGGCGGCAAACAACAATATCTCTAATTCGTGAACGCCCCATTATTTCTGCTTCGGTTACTCCCGTAGCCCTTATCATTGCCACAATTAAATCTTGGTAGTCCACAATCATCGGAATACCTTTCAGTTCCCTGATTTCGTTTTCTAATTCGTTTATACGCGATTTAAGGTAATATATCTCTTTATCCTTGTCCATCGCACCAAAGGGCAAATTTTGCGGCTTTGTGGTATATTTCATCGTTGATTCCATAATCTGATTTTATTTTGTTTTTTCCTAACTTATTTAACATCTCATTTCTCATTGCCGCTTCGTGTGTCTTAATAAACTCAATTTTATCCAACACATTACCAGTAGGCTCAATACCCAGTTCATCAAAAGCCAATGCCATTGTCAAGGGGTAAATATTGACCTTTTCACCGTTCTTGACCTTGGTGTAATTGGTTTTTGCCACCTGAATCATATCTGCTTTGCGGTTTTCCTCGGCTTTTATCATCAAATATTCACGTTCCTTTTTCTGAATGTTGTGGCGGTTGCTTTCTATGTACAACCGAACCACATCACTCATAAATTTCACGTTCATTACCTTCGGGGCTTTTACATCTATATGCCCATTAACCCAACTAATCACCGCTTTATCTAAAATGTCATAAGGATATTTGCCGTAACTTATCTGAATAAAGGCTATAAATTCCCTCCCGTTGGGTGGAGGATCGATTCCACCAAGGCGGCAAATCTTGGAAATAGGCTCAACCATCATTTCTACCGTGGCGTTTTCTATAAACATAATTCAATATTAGTATTTTATTTTTGAAAATCAAAATAATTTTGATTGTATTATTCCAGGTCGACTCCATTGGTCAGCCATTGCCTTTGCAATACCAGGAAAAGTTTGGCTTCTTATTTTCCATCTTAAATCACCTTGATTTAATGCTTCAAAAAACCACATTGGTTGTCTTTTCTTTTTGCCTGTCTTTTTATCAATCCATTCTTTAAATTCGCCTTTTGAAACAATATTGGTAGGCGTTAATTTTGGCAAATTTTTAAGCCATAAACAAGTAGATTTTTGAAAAGGATCACCAAACTCGTACGGTTGTATTACTTGGTCGTGAGGTCGTATACTGCTTGAAATTACACCTAATGGATTTTCTATTGCAATTTTATCAATAGGTGCTAACATTAATGCTTTAACAAAATGTAATGCTTCTTGTTGTCTACCATCTTGCCTCTTCTTTTCAAAATGCATTGCACCGGATAAAGCCAAATGTGTACACGGTGGAAATGCTATCATTAAATCCCATCCATTATTAATAATATCAAAAACATCACCGGTATAGTGTGGTCCAGGTACATCCGTTGGAAGCAAATCGCAACTCATTGCATCGTGACCAAGTTTAATAAATTCATCACGAACCGCACCCGAATACTCACAAGCAACTAAAACTTTCATTCTTTGTACCAATTATTAAGATTATTTTCAAACTCCGCAACCTTGTCAGGGTAGGGCATTTTCTCGTCATCGTACCTTTTTTGATTCAAGTAGGTCACAAAATGCGGCAAGTACTCAATTTTTTTCGCGCGCTGGTGATTCATAAGAAATTTAGGCAAATGTCCGCGCAAGGTTTCTAATTCTTCGGGAGTAATTGTCAGAAATTTTTTCCGCGCCCTCTCTTTACTTCCAGGTTGTTTGTCAGAGAACGAGCAATACACTTTCCAACACTCATTGAAAATTTCAATCAAATTAGAATTCTTCACAACCACACCCCCATTTGTGTTGTTATTACTTTCTACAAATGTGTCTTTTGTTAAATTATTACTTTCTTTATTTAGTTCTTTATATACTGACTGATTTTCCGAATTTCGGTTTTCCCGACTTTCGGACTTACCGAGTTTCGGGGATTCCGACTTTCGGGTTTTCAGTAAGTCGGGTTGTTGTTCAGTTTCATCCAATACTGGCTCTTCGTAAACAACGTGATTCCAACCTCTAAATTGATGTGTTTTAGTATCAATTACCCTGACTGATACAACGTAACCTTTTTCAATTAATCCTTTCCAGGCGTTGTTAAATGCATCACGCCCAAAATTAGCCCAATTGATCAAATGCGTTTTAATTACAACCCAATCTTCGGGCAATGATAAAAGATAAATTAAAATGGTTTTTTCCTCGGGTGTCAATTCTTGACTTTGGAGTATGTCGTTGTTAATTGGTGTGTAACGACTTTTTCCCGTTTTTTTACTCCTTACGATTTGTCCTGTGTTTTTCATTAAAATAAAAAAGCCCGAAGCAGACAAGGTGTGTAGAAGCCACCTTGCCCGTTCAGGCAATATTCTTTTAAACTAAACCGCCTTCTACTCGGTTGTTTTCTCGTAATTTTCAAACAAAAGAGAGCAGTCGGTGTGTTACTACTCCCTTTGGTTTAACAAATATACTAAAATTTCAATATACTTAAATCAAAATCATAGGTTTTACCGTCATAATTTTCAACAACATCATATTCATCAATCCAGGCTCTTAATGATGATGTTTGGTAAATTTCAGGTACTAATGCCCAAAAAGATCCTGATAGTTCATCTTGTTTTTCATCTGATAAATCATTCCAAATCTTCCAAATTCTTTTTGATGTTTCTGACCAATCGGCAAGTGAATCAAATGCGTCTTGTTCATTTGTAAATGTTGCGATAACCATTTCATCTCCTTCGTATGGTCCGTCTTGTGCTTTTAATTGATATACTTTCATATTGTTTTATTTTCTAATTGCAAAAATCCTGAATGCTTATTTGTTTCAAGTGCTTTAATGTAAGCCACTTCAACCTTTGCAGTCTCAACAATCACCTGTGCAACTCCGACAATAGCCTCGGCTTTATCGACTGCCAGTTCACCATCTTTAAGCATTTCCAACGCTTCAAAGAGGTGGTTGCGTAAATCTTCAATTTTGTTTTTAGGCATTGTTACTTTCTATTATTTCAATTTCTTGCCACTCTGATTTCATAAAGAAATACTTACCACCCCAACAATTTCCATCAATTTCAATGCAAGTATCATTGTGAGCGAAGCCTGTGCATTTTCCAATGACTTTAGTTGGATGCTCCTTTGCGACAACATCATCACCTATTTGATAATTTATACCTGATAGGTACATCGCATCTGCTGGGCTATCAATTTCAATTCTCATCTTGACCTCCGTAAACTTCGTTAAAATAAATTTCCCCATCAGGGTTATTTGTAAAGTCCAAAGTATCACCATATCCATCCGTCATACCTTGTTGGTATGCTTTAATGATATTATCCCTTTCTATTTTTTCGGCTTGTTCTAATTGCTTAATACCAATAGCCCCTTCGTTATCGTAGTATTGACCAATAAGCCATTGTAGTGCGGTTTGTTTATTCATACTCCTTCGTTAATTAAAGACACTCCTTCAAGAATGGGTGCATCTTTTAATGGTTTGTGTGCGATGATTAATTTGCAATCACTTAAATCAGTTAAGTAATCTGGAAATTGATTAATGATGTAACCTTTTTCAAGATGATATTTACCTTTGTAAGGTCTAACATCATTAATTTGTTCATCACTTACAATAAGTGCGTAGTTTTCCGTGTAAATAATTTCTTGGTTTCTCATATTCTTCCTATTTGTTTTTTAAGTTTTCTGATTAATCCGTTTACTTCCTTTATCTCCACTGGTAACTTGTTGTGAGGTTCTTGACCTTTTTGGAATCGTGTGTGAACACCACCCCAATCACTACCTAATTTTAAACCTTTATTCCAAGATGATTGATTCTTTTTGAAATGTCCATCGTTGGGAATCTTGGCAGTCTTTGACCTGTATTCCTTTGTCTTGGATAATCCAAGTTGACAAGCCTTTGTCCTGATGGCTGAAACGCTGCGTTTTAAATCCGCTGCAATCTTTTTTGTTGATCGTGTTGGGTAAAATGTTTTTAAAAACTTTATCTCATTGGGTGTAAACCTATGGTGAACCTTTAAACCCATTTCATTACCCTTCGCATATACCGAGTAATAAGTCCTTCCAAGGTTATTTGCAATCATCAAGACCGATAAAGTACCCCAATTATCTTTGAGGTACTGAATCTCGTTATAATTCCATTTCATTAAAATGGTAAGTTATCATCGTTAAACTCGTTGATTTCCTCTTCTTTAAAGTTTTGCAAGATGCCATCCGTTTTCTTTGCTCGTGGCTTTGGTTCAGCAGCGGCATAAATGGTTGTCATTGTATCTTGCCCAGTCATAACATATTGTTCTAAAAATGATGCAACCTTTGTTAAGTCGTGCATTTTGATAACTCCGTTGGTTACCAAGTCACCAGCAACCTTAAGGACTGACATACGGGCAATACGTTTTTCGGTTTCAGGATCTTTTTGAAACGCTGGTTTACCACCGCCAAAACTTTGTTGTTGTGGTTGTACGGGCTTGATGGTGTAGTACATTGCCCCGCCCGTTGCTTGTTTTGAATCACGGGTGTATGTCGCTTCTTGTCCAACGACAAACTTGTTTTGCTCTAAACTCTTGGACATATAAGTCCCATACTCTCCATTCTCAAAATGTACCTCAAATTTGTACAATAATCCGTACTGCGAATTCCAGGTTCCGTTACCTGTTACCTGTGTTACTTTGCTTCTTGTTTCCATAATAATAATGATTTTAGTTTATAATTTGTTCTTGTTAAAATTTCGATTTGCTTCTCAACTGATAGTTGATTTTGTTTAAATTTCCAACGCCAAGTGGCTACCGTGTAGTAATTTACGCCAGTAGCCTCCGCAATTTGGGTGTTGGTGTTTTTAGTGAATAAGTCAAATAATGCTTCGTGTGTTTCCATATTTCAAATATAAACAATTACTCTGACTTTTCGTGCAAGTAATTGTAAAAATCTTCCTTGCGTGGGTTCTCAAACTTGGCATCATCATAACCCATTTTGTAAGCAAGGTTGACTTCCAGTTCAATGGACTTTTCCAATCGGTCAACAATGGAGTTGATGAATGTCAATGGTACATCTTTCATCCCTGTATCGGCAAGGATTTCTTTCAATAGTTGGTGTGGTTTGGTTATCATATTAATTTTTTTTAGTGTCAATTCCTAAATATAAGCCGAAAAAGAATGCGGCAATACATACAAATACTAACTGAAATTCTAAATGTGTCATATTATTTAAAGTAAGGATAAGACTTCCAGTCGTTAATAGTGTTAAATTCAGCCTCCGCAAACTCTTGCTTTGTCATTGGCATAGTGGTGTACTTTAATCCGTTAATCCACACGGTAAAAACTCGTGTTGTTTTGTTACTTCTGATTTTTATTCCGTTTTCCATAGCACAAATATACACCCATATTTTATATTTCAAAAATAAAAAGAACGAATAAGTAAAAATACCGCACATTTTTTGTGAATGAACGGTTTTTATGAGTGAATGGTATTAAAGCGTTTTAAGAGCCTCAATTAATTCGGGTTGGGGAAATGTATCAACCTTGTCTTTGCGTACGCTACAATGCGTAAAAACGCCATTCTGACCACTCAAAGCCCTTTTGGTTACATCCCAAATATCTTCATTGTAGGAAATATCAATCCCGTACTTCTCTTTCCAAAGTTTCAACAGGTGTACAACCGCATCGATTTGAGCCTGTGTATATGAATGGTAGTGCTTGAACCCTCGGTGTGGCTTTGCCAATGTGGTAACCTCATCCCCTTGGATTTCCTTACCTGTGTACGAATAGTATTTCTCACCTTTTTTGGTCAGTTGCCCCCAGGCAATTAGTTCTATTCCGATGCTCAACTTGTCCAAGTTAAGGTAACTCAACCCGTTTTCTTTGAATACGGAGTTGGGCAGTCCTAAATGGTAAGCCCAAAATTGTGAGCCAAAACCTTGCTTAATTGAACCGTCACGATCAATTACAACACAAGTTGCAATGCGTGGTTTATCTTTACCCCACCAACCAAATACATCATCACCCTTACCAGTACCAGCTGTGTGGTGTAGGTAGATTTGAGTTTTGTTGGTTGCCTCTTTGTAATAATCGTTAAATGGTATTTGTGTTATTTTCATCTGCCTTGTCCTTTATAAGCCTTGCTTGACTTGTGTTTGTTAACGTGTTTAGTATGCCTTCCCAATTTTGATTTGGGCTTCGCCTTAAAACTACTGACTTGCGTTGTTTTTGCCATTGGTGTATTTGTCTATAACCGTGTAACCCAACGAGAATATTGTGATGAACTCCACCGCTTCAACCAAAGGATCAGTATTGTAATAAACCAGGCTGCCAAAAAGCACCAAAGCACCAACCACACCCACAAACCTCTTGGATGAAAATTCGCCCTTATCACCTTTAAAAATCTCACTTATTTTCATAGAAATATTTTTCAATTAATAGGCTATCGTTCAAATTGTGAATCTCCTCTAAAACCATTGCAGCAGAATCACACATCATTTTTGAGTGCTCAATTTGCTCTTCGGCTTTTTGCTCAACATCAGGTTCAATTGCAACCGCCATAATTAAGGCTATTATTGCTATTCCGTAAAGTAGTTTCATATCTTACCTAAATTTTTATAAATGCTTATTTCAGTAATTAACGCAGAACACAAACTATCTTGCGTTTTTAACATTTTAGACATTTTTTCTAACTTCGCCTCACACAACTCCAACCGCTTCTCACAACGGTCATTGATGGCTTTGCTTTGGCGTTCAGCACGATAATATAGCACACTCACAACAACTAACATTAAAAAGGTTATTGCCTTGGTTGGATCGCTTTTAAATTGTTCAAAGGTTATTGGTAGTTTCATCGAATGGGTTAGGTGATGGTTTAGGTATATATTCGCCTTGTGGACATTCAAAAAGCCACATATATTCTGAATCTTTAAAAGTCTCTTTGTCTTGCTCGTTGCCGAAAAAGAACCAAACATCATTGATATCTTGAACGCAGTTAATAAAGCAGTAAGGGTTGATGAATACTCCTTGCACTTGTTCTGCTTGTTCGGGTGTTAAAATATATCCTATCATTATACTTGACGTGAAAGTGTGGTTTGAAATGCTTGAACTGCGGTGTAAAAATCACTCATATTTTGCGATGTGATTCCATCACCAATAAACCCTAATGCGTTTTCTCGTTCTTCAAAACCTTGAGAACCTCGACCAAAGATGAAATTTCTTGAAACTAATGTACCACTTGACATACTTGTAAAAGTATTAATTGTTGAATTTAATTGTATAAATTTATTATTTGATGCAGTTCGTGACATCGCATTAAATCCTCTACAATCAGATACTGCACCGCCATCATTGCCAAGATCAAAAAGATATCCATATTTATTCCCATCTGTGTATCTAATCCAAAATTCGTTGAAGATGCCGGTAGGTCTACCCCAACCAAAAGAACCTTGTGATTGTGTATTGGTGCGATTGTAGTATCCGTATGAAATGTCATTAATTGAATTCATAATATTTAAATTTAAGCCCGTATCAAATTCTCCGCTTCCTAAATTTAAAACTCCCGTACTTGAATAAGTCCAACCAGTGGCGCTAAATGTTCCTGTAAAACTTGAACTTTTAAGGTTTTGCGCACACGCTGCTTGTCTTGCAGCAGTTGAACCCGTACCACCACCAACCATTGGATAAATGGCTTTCATTTTCGTCCAAATGCCGTAATCTTTTAAGTCTTTAACAAGTTTTTGAGTTGCGGTTTGTTCAGTTGTTGTCAATGATCCACCAGCCGCAATAACTCTGTTGTAATATGCTAACCAATCGGCATCCACTTGCACTATTGAACTACCAACTATTCCGTGTGTTGCTAATATCATTACGCTATATCTCCAAATAAATAGGCTTCACTTGACGATAAAAATATCAAAGTTGCACCGCTATATTGAACGTTTAGTTTAAGTTTACCACCATTACTGCGAATAGTCATGCCGCTACCCGCAACTATTGTCGTTTGTCCTGCACCATATTGTGCCAAAAGAATTTGTTGACCTGCTGAAAAAACCGAAGCGGGAACGGTCAAGTTATTCGCACTCGCCACGTTCATCTCGACTAACTTGTCAGCATCACTTAAAACAAGTGTGTAAGATGCCGTTTGGCGATTAGTTGTCACCAATTTATCGGTCTTTAATGCAAGGTTAGCAATAGTAGCGAATAACCCTACTGCCCAATCGTATACCGCTTTAACTGATGGGTATTTTGTGTTGGAGGCTTGGTCTGTTGTTACTGATGTGCTTTTATTTGCAACGTCCTCTTTACTTGCCGCTAAACCGCTATACTGCGAATTAGTCGCATTGTCACCGCTATTCGTTCCGCTTGTGTTTCCGATAACGGTTAATTGTGCATCAGTTACATATCGTTTATTGCTGCTATCTGCAATGTCTGCCGTTGTAGCATCTGCCCCAGCAGTTACTAACCCTTTTGCATCGTAGGTTATTTTTGTTTTTGTCGCTCCTGTTATGGCTGCGTTTTCATCTACTTTACCATCCAATTGCGTTTGAATTGCAGAACTAACACCATTCAAATATTGAAACTCCGCATTGCTTACACTGCCGTCAGCCAACTTTGCAGCGTCTATTCCTGTGCCTAATTTAGCATTTGACACAACACCGTTGTCAATTGTCCAAGTCGCTCCGCTACCTGAAACGGTTATATCTCCTTTGTCACCGTCGGTAACACCACCACTTGCAGCGGCTATCGTGATTTGATTTGTGCCGTTATCGGTGATGGTTACATTTGCACCCTCTACCAATGTAATCGCACCACTTAACCCATCAAGGGTAGTAACTCCACCACTTCCCGAAATGGTAATATTTCCGCTTCCTAAAAGTGATTCGTTATTAATGGTTTTGATATTGCTTCCGCTTACAAGTGTTGCTTGAACGGTAACTGAACCAGTTGAACCATTTACACTTTGCACGGGGCTTTGAGCCGCTATTTGGGAAATACTTATTTTTTTGGTTGTATCATCACTCACATCCACAATGGGAAGCACATCCGTAGAG